TTTCTGACGAAATGGATTGCTGTCAGACGATTGAATTTCTGGCCGGTCAGGTCTTTTGTTCTGGTCATGGCACACACCCTTCTATTAAGTCTCGGTATGTGTAGTTTAGCATATTAATCAACATCATGCTGGCTTTCTGTCGGCGGTAATAAAAATCCTACGATTACTTTCAATCGAAAGATCAACATACTCATAAGCCAAGAATACATTGGCGAGGCGGCCACCAAATAAAGAAGTGTTGAACGAGTCACCTGATATTCTGTGGTACGGTAGTGTAAAATCTATACTGTCATTTACGTAAGTACTCCATGACGAAGATACAGAAGTATCATTTATGTATATGCTTCGATTTGATGTATTCGCTAAATCCACGGAAACTAATAAATGGACAAAGGTGTTGTTTACAGTCTTTATATCAACATTAGTTAACGTGTTGAGCACCAAAGTGTTAGCGGAATTCCTAGCTAAAAACCCAAACGTTGAGTCACTAGGGTCAATATAAAACATTAACCTCTCGTCGCCAGATGACGAGGTGGCTACGGTATATACGCGGTTACTTGAGGATGTTTTGCTCCACCACACCCAAGCCGAAAACGTAAACGTCTTCCCGTCTGCATTCCCGGTGAAATCCGAAGCACGGCTCAGGTAGTCGTTGGTGCCGTCTAGGTCGATTGCGAACGCATCACCTTCACCAACAGGCGGGGGACTCGCCGCCATAGCACCTTGAAGTAGTGCAGCTAGTGGTAAAGTCATTAGACTGCCTCCGGCCAAGTAAGAGTGGGAAGTTCTGCTTCGATATCAGCGAACCCTGACGGCATCGGACGCACACCAGACTCAACTTCAGCCATGATGGTATAAAGTGTAGCCCATGTCTGACTGCGAACAGTTACACAATACTGACCTTCGGCAGCGAACGTAGGGTCAGTGGCATAGGTGCACGCTGACAGAATTCCGTCGTAGTTACGAGTCTTGGCGAAGTCGTCCAATCGCTTCTGGACTGCTTCTGTTACTTCAGCAATTAGTTTATCTTTAAGTTCTTCAACAGAGATATCTTCGACTACATAAATTCGATTGACTTGGGTACCATCAAACTCATACGCTGGACCTGATACACGCTTACCAGATTGTTCGGCAGGGCGTTCTCCAATAATCGGATACAATCCGAAGGCAGCAAGCCCTGTAGCACCTTTAGGGATGCTTGTATTTCCAACAGCAGTTGGAAGCGTAATGTTATACCGAACAATTTGCCCGTCTTTAATTTCGCAGTAATATGTCATAATATATCCTATTAACGAACAAACTTTCCGTAGATTGTTGTACCAGCATCACGAGTCCAAAGAACAAAGAAGTCTGTACCGGATGCTTGGAGTGTTACGCCGTTCGCACTGAAGGTAGTTGTCACAGTCCCATCAGATTTGATCCAATTCACGGTAGGCCAAGTTACAGTAGCCGAAGCACCATTAACCAGTTCAACAAGCATAGAACCGTTAGTACCAGTTGGAGGCCATGTTCCAGTAGCAATAGTCAGCGCACCACCAACTTGAAGCCTTTGATGTGGGCCATCAGTGTAGTTGAAAGTAACTGTACCACTGACAACTGTGCCTTTGTCATTATATTGGGATGAAACGTCTTTAAGGTTCCACTGGATCAGGTCTTTGTCTCCACCTGTCTGATCACCTGTGAAAGTATTTGCACCTAAAGCAGCTAACGCAATATCACCGGCACCTAGAATTGAAGCAGAGTTGATTGTCTTGATGTCTGTACCACTCACAACAGCTCCAAGAACACCTGACGCAGCTTTAAGCAAACCTGTAGTCGTAGCAGATTTGATCAGTTCGCCTGTTGCACCGTTAAACAGAGCAATCTCACCATCAATAGCCGTAGCCGGCCCAACCACATCCCCAGTTCCAGCACCACTAATACCATCCTGAACAACCAAGTCCCAATCAGACGTAATTGACGGGTTATTAGTCGTAGTAGCGACCTTACAGACATAAGCTGCTGTGTTATAGCGCACCATGTCCAAGTATTTATAAGTCCCCGCAGCCCATGTTCCGCGAGCCACGAACCCAACACGTCCTAAATTTGTAGTAGCCATTATAGTGTCTCGTAAGTTAGAATAAGTTCGCCATTGACCAAACTAGGCGTGGAGGTGGTAAGATGCGTTACAATCATTTCACCATTGACTAAACTGAAAGAGCCGAAGTTGATACCTAGCAAAGAACCAGCATTAACATAAGAGTTTTCAGCGTCGGCAGCAGATACAGCGGCATCCAAGGCGTACTTCTTAGCGGACCATTCGCTACCATCAACAGTAGCAGAAGTCTTAGTTGCCCAATCTTCAGCCAGTTGAACACCAGCAGTCACACCAGCGGCTTCAGTAGCTACAAAGTTAGCAACAGCAACAGTCTGACTAAGTGAAGGAACGAACCGAGTCCTATGGCCACCGTTACCTAATCCGGTAGTAGCATTGCTATCATCGGTGACTGTTGAACCATCACCACCAACAGCAGGATCAAAATAGACTGAAGCCATGAAACCTCCTAAATTTTCTTACAAGTATCACAAGTAATACAGGATGTCAAGTTATTTCCTTAACCTCATAGTTGGCTCTGTTAGTATCAAAGTATGGGTATTCGATAGGGTTTAGTGTCCGCAATCGACCTAAGAACGCTCTACGTGTCATATTGGCTACATCTTCTGGGTCTGGTATAACAAACACCTCTTTGTCAATACCTACTTGCCTAGAAATGTCTAGCAACTTAGCGTGGCCTTCGTTGTAGTTATATGACTCCAATTCGAACCTAAATATCCTGTAGGCTTTACGAACATCGAAGTATTCAGTGTTATCCAAAGTCATATCAACAGTCGTATCGGTTTCGTAGCCAAGTGATGCTCCATACATTATGTTGTTGGTTACTTGCCACTGACCCGCAATGAATACACGACCAACCTCAACATAACCATCTGCGTTGCCAGTGTCAGATATCTCAACACGCCAGTAGCGACCAGACTTGATTGAGGGTAGTATGTGGATGAAGTTAAGGTTAGATGTCTCGCTGATCTGATCTAAATACTCTTGACTAGGCTTACCATCCCAATAGTTGTCGTCTTCCCATTCTAGGTCGATCGTGTCGTAGATGGCTTCCCATACGTTAAGCGTCCCAGAGTCATAGGTGGTTGTAGCAAAGTTAGATGCTTCACTACCACGAATCCTATAGGTTGCATCAAGGCTGAAGTTATTCTTAACCAAGCAAATCAGCCTGATTGACTTTGATGCACCTAAGTCCATATCAAACTTGGTGCTTGCAGCTAGTGCATCGACACTACGAGCAACCTTTGATAACCTACGGTCTTTTACATTTGTAATAGGTAGCGTGGTTTCCCAAGACCCTCCACTAACCGTAGAACCATCGATCAAGTTCGGGAACCCGATTATCATATTAGACATTACACAACCCTCCACAGCCGCAGCTTGTATTCATTTCGCTTCAAGTCCGATTCAATACCCATCACGACAAACAGTTCTCCGCCAGACAATCCGAAGCGACTCACAACAACTTCGACTACATCACCTAACTCAATACCATATTGGAGGTCTACATCTCTTGTGCGAATCTCAAAGTAGTCCTGTCGTAGCTTATACATCGCAAGCAACCTATCGGCTTCGTTTTGTGCGGCAGTAGAATCGACCAACAAAGTAACAAACTCTTTTTCAGAAGCCAATAGATGTTTGTCCAAGATGTTACTGTCGGTTGAAACAACCTCACGAAAATCTTGTTTTAGTTCGGCGCGTCTGGCATCAGTAACAGCACCCGCTAAATCTGAATCTTGAACCACATAAAACTTTTTGTATTTCAGCTTGACGGTGTAAGCCGGTAACTCGCCGCTACGGTCAATATCAACAATCTCTGATTCGGTGAAAGTTTCTACAGGTGTCCCTGAAGGCACGACCAACCTAGCCATACGCAGCTTACCTAAACTATCAAACCCCCACCAAGCACCGATGCTGTTAGTTAATTCATCCAACGCCGAACTGATGTCGGTTTCATCCTTAACGTAGATACCTACCACAGAACTGTTAGCAGTGTCAAGGGCAGTTACGTCACCCGAATCAATGTCACCTGACACTACACCGCCACGGTCAATCGCAATAGACTTTACGATCTGAGCAACTGTTCGGTTACTTACAGCAGCCCCTTGGGTTACATCGGCTGTTATGATCCCTGTAGGACTTGAACCAAGCCTAACATACCCACCACCTAACCAAGCCCTAAATTGTCCCGCTGATGGTGCATTAGTCTCCATATCGGTCTGATCTGTGTAAGCAGCACCAGCAGTCAAAGCTACACCACGATCATAGACAGCATCCACGCTGTTCACGGCACCATCATTGACCTGAAAGATTAGCCTTGAGGTGTTCACAAACACAGGCTCGATATTAAATACTTGGCCGTACAGAACCGGCTTCGGTTGGCCTTTAATGTCTCCGGCAACACCTTCTAGCCCAGCAGGCAATGAGTTGCTGCCGGTATATTTTGTTGTCTGTAATTGCTTACTCGCCAACTCATCTTGTCTATCTCTTATCTTGATTGATACTTCCTTCCAGCGAAACTCAGGCTGTTCCATTGTTCCGACAAGAACAGTAGTGAACCCGGCAGGGTAAGCAGAGGTATTCAGTCCATATCGAATCGTAATTGAGCGACCGTCAAAACCATAATCAATTAGATAATCCAACGAACCGTCTATGTTCGTCAAGACCAACTCACCATAACCAACTTTACTCTGACCTGTCGTAGAAATACTGCGACTCATCAACGCCGGTTGTTTTATGTATGGTTCAAAGTAAGTGTTGGCGGGTGTATCTGAACCAGAAGTCACAAACCCATCACTACTAAAATACAGGGTCGTTGTGGCTCCGATAGAATCAGTAGCAGCTACAATTTCGACTAGATAGATACCTTTAGCCATTATATAATCCTGTCACTGCGTTTGTTGTCTTGCATTATGCGGCCTCTTTAAGTCTCGTGCGGGCACGCAGGTCTTCGAGTTCTGCTTTAACTGCTTGGAGTTCTGCGATCATGGCTTGACTTGCTGCACCGTTCTGACGAATCAAGGCTTGTAGTTCGCTGATAACTTGTTGCAGGTATTCTTCGTTACCACCATTAATGGCTGCTGATGTTTGATCTGCTGTATAGACACGACCTGGCTGCGAGAAGTTGATCAGTTCTGGGCCTTGTTCGCCAACCATAGCCCATCCGGGGGATACTAAACCACCTTTGGCATATCCTGGGATACCTAAGTCCTTACCCCATGCCTCAATTAGTGCAGGATTGCTTGCTGCGGCACCGGCATAGTCAAAACCGGGGTTAATTGAGGATACGGCAGCTAGAACCAAGTCCTTAGCTGGTGGAGCACTAGCAGCTTTAGCTAATGCACTAGCTTGACCCAATGCGGCTATGAAATCAGCTTTCATACTACCCAACGCGTCCACTAGGCGATTTTGACCAGTCTCAAGAGCAACAATCATCCTCTCTCGCAAGGCATTAGCTTGAGTGTTAAATAGTTTATCTTGACCTTCGATCTGGGCTAAGATTTCGGCAGTGGTTTTGGTTGGTTCAGATAGCGCCTCGATCGGTGTAAGGACATTAGTGAATATGTTTGCGTAATCTTCACTAGAAGCATAGTAACTTTGAGCCTGATTCAAATATTCTTCAGCAACTGCTGTTAGGTTCTGGCGAGCAGCGATATCGCCACCTTGGGCAGCAGCTAAAGTTGTCTCGTATTGACGGCGGGACTCTTCAAGTTTCTGTAGCGGACTCAGCGTGCTTAATGTTCCTAGCTTGATCTCGTCTAGCCAACCCTTGATATCTACAACAGTTTGCAGCAAGTCCGTAGTAACCTTAAACTGTTCTTCAAGTGCTCCAAGTTCTACATCATATTGGTTCATCACTGACTCAATATAATCGTCGTGTAGTTTAAGCAGGGTCTCAGAATCCTGAATAGTACCACCTGACAATGCAGCTAGTGCTTGTGCAGATTGGTTGGTAAAGTAAGAAACCTTTTCTTGTGAAGTCATCCCATCTATGCGCGATTTCTTAATGTTGTCCTGATACTTTTGGAATACAGACTCGACAGATTCTGCTAGTTGTCTGAAGGCATCTTCGGCTTCTTTTGCGGCAGCCGCTGCGGCCTCTGCCGCCTCTGCGCCCGCCTTGGCCGACTCAGCCGCTGCTGCAATCAGATCGTCCCAGTCCTGTTTCAGCTTGTCGAAATTGCTGGTCGTTTCCTTCCCGGCCAGCACGCGATGACTCGTCGGCAGGTCTTGCCCTTGGACAAACTGATCCACGATCTCGGCCAGCGTCTTGCCTGCACCGCTGCCACCATCACCCATGATCGCATCCCAAGACGACAGGATGTGATTCGCGACATACTGGAAGGCATCGTCGGTGTTCAGTGCCAAGGGTTTCAGGAACGGGTCGAGCAGGGCAGGGAGCTTGTCAAACAGCACCCCGCCGCGCACCGCGTCGGCCAGCGCATCCGAGGTGGCCATGAAGCCCGACCGCAAGGCTTCCGTCATCGCCTCTTTGGACACGTCCGCGTACTTGTCGGTCGTCGTGGTCGTTTGCGATTGCGACAATGCCAGGTTTCTTAGGTCGGCCTCGGACATCCCCCTCACGCTGCCGGCACTCATGCCCATCGCCGCCGCGACGCGCTCTGCCGCGCCCTGAACATCCACGCCGCCATACTCACGCTGCCAGCCCGATTGCGATGCCTTCAGTGCGCCATTCTGCGCCTTGATTGCATCAACCATCGTCGTAATCGTCTCAGACAGCGACTGGTATGCTTCCTTCTGTTTTTCGATGATGGCATTGTGATCTTCCAGTGCGTAAATCTGGTTGAGTATCGCTTTGTTGCCGTCCGTCAAAGCCCCGGCCAATTCCTTTTCGCGGGCAAGACGCTGCTCCGTGGTCGTGCCTTGCAGGACGGCCAGACGGTTGGTGTACTCCTCTTGCTGCGCTTGTGCCGCCTTCGCCCGTTCCGCCACAAACAGGAAGGAGTCGCCCATCGCCCCCAGTTGCGTCAACAAGGTCTGCCCGGCCACCGTGGTCAGATCAACGCCGTCAATCAACTTGCGGAATTCTTCGGTCGTCGTGGGGACGGCCATATTGATGTCCGCGAACGCCTTGTTCAGATATTCCGTGACTTCGGCAAGGTGGCGTTTCTGCTTTTCTTCGTCGCTCAGGATCGCGCCCAGCAAGCCTTTTTGCAATGCCTGCGCCGTGCCGTATTTCTCCATCGCGACGGCCAGGTCGCCGAAATTGGCCTTGAGCTTGCCCGTCAGATCCGTGAGCTTGGTGTCGTCGATGGCCTTGACCAGCGCCTCGATCTCGGCAGAGGTGAGCTTGGCTAGGTAGGTGGCGGCCCCTTCGGCGTCGCCACTGCCGCCCACCCACTGCGCGCCGTTATTGCCATCAAATGTTCCGCCAGTTATAGTTCTGCCATTGAGGGAAATATTACGGTATGCTAATCCGGCAGCGGAACCTTCTGGATCAAGTTTGTAACCTTGTCCGATAGTCAAGCCAGCTATATCCTTACCGGCCATCTTAAGCAAAGTTGCTGCTTGACCGTAAGCTACTTCAGCTAGTGCTTGGTTACCTAACGCGTCGCCGCCGGACATAGTAAACGACGACTTGTACCCTTCTGCCCCGAGGCTACCATATTGGCCTTGTTGTGGGCCACCACCCTCCCCAAACAGACCAACAGCATCTGCGATGACGAGTGCTGCGGTTGCGTATGGTAGTGCAGTACCTAGAGTAGTCAACCCACCTAACGCTTCGCCTGTTACTGTCGGCCCCATGAGTGATGCAGGATGTGATAGACCTAAAGCAGTACCGAGTCCTGATGTGGCAAACTGACCATACGCCGTTCCATAGAGTCCTTGTCCAGCGGCACCCATTATCGAGCTACCCGCAGAGTAAGCGTTGTAGATACTAGACCCAGCACCGGCGGCACGAGCCATCTTATCGGCAGATTGCGCCACGCTAGACATCCCCATAGCGCCTGTCACAGATGCAATCACATTCAGCACGAACGGTTTGGCAAGTTCTTTGTAAATATATTCAATGATATTTTTCTTGAAGTCAGACTTGAACTTGTCAAGCATACCACGCCAACCAGACACACCGTTTTCGGCTATGTTCATGAAGGCTTCTTTGAAAGTGCCTTCAATCTTGTCTACAGTTTCTTTGGCATCTTTGAGTTCTGCATTTTTGACGCGCTGATTGAATGTCTTTCGCGTAGTCTCTTCACGATCCATGAAAGACTTGTTGATGGCTTCTTTTGTTTCTAGGTAGTTTTCATATTCTTGAGGTGACAGTGGGCCCGCGCTCATCCTCAACTTTAGATTCAACTCAAGAGACTTCTTCGCTTCTTCACGTTCTGCATTGATGCGCTTCAGAGTCTCTTGC